TTTTGTTTGAGCTGCCATCTAAAACATCTGCAAATGTCCCAGAGTTCCCAGGTACTCGCCCGTCCAATTCCAATTGCACACGCATACGCTCCATTTGCCGATATATTTCAATCATAAAGCGATATGCATTATAAAGGCCCCACTCAAGATTATTTCCATATTCCGCCCAAAAAATTGTGCCCTCTTCTAGCACTTCACCAGTGTTAGGGTCAGTTAAATCATCCTCCCATTCCACTCGTTTATATGGATTTGTTTTAAAATTCAAAGGAATTTCTCCTGTCATAAATTCAGCCATTTTCTTTCACTTCCTTTGCTTCAAGTGTTAGTGGGAATGCAATGGTATAACCCTGCGCGCCTTTTTGGTAATTCATATTTTTTACGTACAGCTCTCGGTCCATCGAATCTACTAAAACTACTCGAGTAATAAGACCTTTTTCGGTTGTTAATTTCACATATTTTCTCAATCCATAACGATCACTAGTATGTGAAATAGGTTTATCATAAACCACTCCATCAATTGTTACCTTTGCCCCAACTACCAAATTACTTAAAAATGCTTCTGTAAGTTGTATTAATAAAGGCTGTATTTCGATCACACTATTCCACCTCCTGCTCTAAAACGGCCACAAACACGTGCGCGAAATAAAAAAGCATACGATCCATCTTGTATGCTTATTTTTTCTTTCCCTATGATCGCTGATTTTGAAGCTGTTTTAAATCGGCCACATATACGATTATTGTTAAAATTCCAAGCGTATGTTCCAGCGATCAACACTAAAGAATCCTTAATAGCAAGTATTGTCGCCATCAAGTCGATATTTAAAGGCACGATGCGCTCAATTATATTTATTACCTCTTTATAGTAAATGGTTTGCTCTACATCAATGGCTACTTCCATTTCGAAACGATCAATGTCTAGTAAAATTTGATGTTTATTTTCACCCAACAAATTAGTAAGAACCTTAATTAAGTATTCAAGTACATAAGGCGCTTTATCTTGCATACGAGCAAGTAATCTAAGCTTGCGAAATTTCAATGTTTCACTTTTCAAGTCGGCACGAATCCCGAAATCTTTTTCTCTCATCGCAACAGCAGTTTCGCTTGATGTTAAAATAAACTGATCGTTTTCCATATCAAAAAGAGCTTCGTCAAGTTGGTCCCAACTTGCTGTAACTGTGTTGGACATCTCACGAAACTCTCTAATATTTTTATAGTAAGGTGGTAATTCCTCTAAAAAGGGATTGGTCATGTACTCACTTCCCTCAGTATTACTTGTGAGAGAACAGGGATATCTTCAATCATATTGATGTTCTTATCAAGCCCATTTAATGTGGTTGAAGTAATATCCTCTACTCCTTCGATTTCCAAAAGTCTCGCCTCAATATGGGTTATCCTCACATTAATGTCTAAATCCTTATACCAAATTGCACGTAGTTCTGCAAAATACTCTTCTAAAGTTTCGTTTATTTGTGCCTCGATTTGCCCAATAGTTACTCCATTAAGAATTAGTTCACTTTCAACAACAATATCATTTTTTCCTACACCTTCCACGGTGACTCCATGGCCAATAGGTGCCGTGCCGTAGCCCTCACCTTTAAACTTGATTGGATCTATAATCTCTTGAACATAGGATACAAACTCTGGTGTCGGTACATTAAAATCAGCATCAATAATAATAGCCTTTACTGTTCCCCCTCCAAATGGCGCACGCCTTAAACGAACACCACCTACACCTTGAATGTCCCTTAACTTTTTCTTATAATCAGCGCGATTCCCTCCAAAAGCTTTCTCACGAATATGGTCTAAAAACTTTTGATAAAGCGATTCGTCTGTTTCATCATCTTCACCAGGCACAAGGACATCTGCTAAAATCGCTTTCCCTAACTGATTGTTTGCCTCTAAAGGGAGCATTTCACCATAATCTTTATTTCCAACGGATCCAGCTGTCTGAGCTTCGGCTTTAAATTCACCCGCTTCTATCCGTTCAATTATCGTATATACAATTTCATCTAAACGATATTGGCTACTTATTGACACATCAAGTGGTTGTCCATCACCATCTGTAAACAAAGCACGGCGAATAGCCTTACCTGCTTTTTTTCGCTCAACTCCATGCTCATTTACACGCTTTTCAAGATCATCACCATCTGCCGTAGCAGCAAAAGTGCGACGATAGAGCACAGCCATATCCCAATAAGTCTCAGCAAGTTTCAGCGCCGATGGAGCAAGTGCATCGTATATGACACTCCCCTCTCGCTTATCAACATCATCTGGTACACGTTCCAGCAATGCTGTTAGGAGACTATCAAAAGTTTGTGATTCTAAGTAATCAAGCAATCCTTATCGCCTCCTTCAAGAGACTTACATCCCCATAAATAGTGCGAGCAGTAAAAGTCACTAATACATCTTCCTTTGAAGTAAATTCAAGGCTGAAATTTTCTAATGATGTAATACGCTCATCTTGTAGTACTGCATCATGAATACGCCTAGCTAAGTCCCCTCTTACATACAATTCATCATAACCAACCATATTCTGAAAACCATAGTTATTTGTGTAGATAAGATGTTCGAAGCGGATGGTATTTAAAGCTTTGAAAATTGCTTGTTCCATTGCTTTCTGACCATCTATAAATCCTGTACAACACCCTTTTTTGAAATCCAAGTGGTATGTTCGAGTGGGTAATTCAACGGCTTCGATTACCTCAATTTCTGGTGTTATTGTTATTGCCTCTGCTGGGACTACCATACACTATCACCTTCCTTATATCTGTCTGATACAAAATATTTTTGACCGCCCTGCACTCTATGGAGCACAACTTTATCACCAATTTTAAGTCCATCTTCATAAATAAACTGTGCATACTTCATCTCGTATTTTTCATAAGGATTAGGTGCAGATTCACCTATATTTTTCCGTGTAGAACTTGCTTGTTTCAATGCATCTCCCATACGGCCACTAGAAAAATTTTGTGTATGTTCATAAGCAAGCGAAACTATACGTTCATGCCTTGTCAAATGCTCTGCAACAAGCAAAAACTCATCCGTTAAGATGAGTTTTGAGTGGATTTCTATTTTTAATGGTTTTGCTTCAATGACTGTTCCCAGAACAATATTAACTGGATTGGACGCATTAAATGCAGCCATCGCTGTAGTTTTGATTAATTCTAATAAACTCATGAAATCACCTTCAATTCTAAATCCATTGTATGGACTTTAGCTGACCAATCGTGTGTACAAGTATCAACCAAAAACAATTGTTTTAGCCCCAACTTTTCTATAAAGATGAACACCATTTTCCCTGCCCTTACTCGCCAATCACCTAAACATTTCAGAGTCAGTTTCTTTTTTTCTTTGTTGTGTACAGCTAGTAATGCATCTAGCAAACTTTCAACTTGAGCTCGTGTCATGTTTTCATCAACTTTCTCATAGTATTGTAGCTGTCCCCATTTGGCTATATTGTTGCTATCCTGCGCTATAAATACTCTTCGTTTTGATGCTTTTTTATCATCCAAAACTAGTTTGATGCGATTATAACTATCATCAATAGATACGGAATAATCGAAATCATACAACAAACTTTCTTCACCAATATAAAAATCAATGGGTGGGATAACTAAATCTTTAATATTATGCAGTCCTAGTGCTCCAAAGTTATCCATAAACACAAAGCTTTGATTTGTTGCAACAATAGCTGAATCAATATACTTCATAATAACGTCTAACGCTTTTTTATCTTCCTCTATCATTGCTGGTGCTTTATAGCCTGTTTTCGTAGTTGTACTTAATTTTAATTTAGCTTGATTGCATATTTGCGCTATACCTTCCTCGGCCTGCATTGATTTCATTACAAACGTATCATTGTACATTAAATACCTAAGCTGGTCATAAGCAATAACCTTAAATTCATTACTTTTGCCAAAACCTGTTTTAAAGGAATAACCATAAAAAATTTTGTGTTTCCCGTCAATTACCCTTACTATTGCTCCAGATACAATTTTATTTTCAAGTGGCTTGGGATTTAACAGATTAACATTAAGTTCTGATGCTTTTCCTGTTTTTTCTGTCTTCCAACTAAGTGATGTGACAGGTATTTCATATATATTACCGTCACGATTGTCGATTAGAACTTCTATTCCTGTCACCTCATTTCTTAGTCGTCCACTCAGGCGGTATTTTTACTTTCAACCCTATAGGTAATTTCCTTAGTTCACTATCTTTAATTCCGTTCAATGACTGTAGAGCTTTGTAGTTTTCTCCGTTCCCTGTATACTTTTGAGCAATTTTCCAAAGAGAATCCCCTTTTACCAAGCTATAAGTCTGCGGTACAGGTTTAGGATTGTCTCTAGGAGCTTGCTTTTTCGCAACTTTTACTGGCTGTTTAGTGGCTACTCCTTTTTTAGCAGTACTCTTCTTTACCACTTCCATCTTTTTAAACCCAAACGGCACATATTTTTTAAAAGAGATTGTGTATTCTACGTCTGCTGTCCCGTATTGATCTTTCACTTCAAAATTCTCTATTGTAACCTGTTCATTTATAGAAAAAGATCCACCAACATAAATAAAGCGGATAACCGTTTCATTGGCCATCCACTTGTTTATTTGGTCTATATACTTTTTAGGTTCTCTAAATTGAGTTTCAGCATAATGGGTATCGCTCGCAGGGAAAAATGAAGAAAATCCAAACTCTGAAAGTTTCATTGGCTTAGGTACATTTACGCTACCTTTCTTGGAAATTGTAAATTCTTCGCCATCTGCGGTATTTTTAAACGGCAATTCAGGAGGATTCACAGGGATTCGGAAGCCCTCTTTGTCATTATTAGCACTAAGATAGATTCCTATCATTCGTATACCCCCTCAACAGAGCGATCTTGTTCATCTTTTAACCACTTTGTAATTAGCTTAACTAGTTCATTTAAATCCACATCTTTATGAATATCCCCTGAAAATTCGATTTTAGGTTCACTCTTAACATGCTGAACTATGGTCTTATTACTGTTTGTAAAAGGTGAAGAAGATACTTTTTCTCGTACATCTTTTGAAACTGCAATATCATCTCTAGCTGGAGCATTTAATGTGTTTGATACAAGGTCATTGATTTCACCCGATTTCCCCCCTACTCTAGATAAATCATCGTACTTATTAAGGAGTTTTTCCATCTTACTACCTGTTGTATCTTCAAAGTTATTATGGACTTGTAGGTTAGGTGTAAGTGAAATAATGTTATTGATGGCCTTTCCTTCTGCAATATCTTTGAATACTTCAAGATATTCATCAGCAAGATTGATTTTATCCTCAATTTTTTTTACTTTATCGAGTTTTCCACCCTTTAATTTTCCTTTGTCGGGGTCGCCAGCTGCACCTAGACCTGATTCAGAAGGAGCGGTTTTTACAACATCATCCATTAAACTTGCTTTATCAATAAAAGGATTTGACTTATTTTTATCATCTTTTCCTAATCCAACTAAACCCTTTGCTTTATCCACTAAACCACCTAATTTTTCGCTGGCAGCCATTGAAAATTCCTGTCCTACTTCATTACCCTTTGTATACGCATCTCCTAAGTTCTTGTACTCTAAACGGCTGAATGAAGCTTGTTGAGGTGCCTTAGGCATTTCTACGCTTTGCATATAAGCTCCCGCAGTATTGAAGGAGCCAAGATTAACAGGAGCGGCTTTAGTTGGCATTTCAAGCTCAGACTTTATACTATTCAACTTATCAACAGCAGCAGTACTTGCCTTTAAGTCAACTTCACCAAGATTACTGATATCTACACCTGGTATCTTATTGATAAGACCAATGAGTGTATTAATACCTTTAACCGCTCCGTTTATGAGCGTAGATACTGCGCCTAATGCATGATTCACAGCTCCAACTATACCTGAAGCTACTCCACTCATGACCGTGAGTATACCTTTTTGCATAAAATAGAACGCCATTTGCACTCCAAAAACAGCCTCGTTCCACTTATTTAAAAAGAACTCAGCAACCCTTAGAGCTGCGTTTCCTATTGAGTCAAAAATCATACGAACTAGTAAATTAAGAGCAATCCATGCTAGTTGGACCAAGAAAATCCCTTGATTCCAAGTGTTAACGAACCATTCTGCTACCATAATGCCAAAGTTACCAATGCCCATTAATACGTTGTAAATTACTGCACCAAGCCAGTAAACTGAACCAACAATAGCGCCCACTACTGCAGCAGATTGTTCAGCCCACATAATCATGGCCGTTATAACTAAAGCAATTACTGCAATAATTCCAATTAAGATCCATGTGATAGGGTTAGATAAAAAGGCTGCGTTTACAACCCATTGAGCAGCAGCCCATGCAAGAGTTGCTACTCTAATTAATCCTAATATTGCATATTTAGCTACTAGAATTGCAACAATTGAACCTATAACAGTTCCTAAAATTACTAAAATAGGCACTACCCAATTAGCATTGTCATACATAAACTGCCCTACAGCCCCAATCATGTTATACAATGCCTCAAGAATCGAGAATACGAATGATAGCCCCGATACAAACAGATTAACAAACACCATTGCATGCCCTGCTAAAATTCCGAAAGCATTGGAATTTACAAATTGTCTAAAACGTACGAATAACGGCTCGAAAGCTCGCTGTGCCCAGTTATTAAAGACTGTCATCGCATCAGCAAATGTCAGTGGCATTTTATTGAATTTGTCTTCAATTTCCGTAGCTGCTGCAAACAAAGATTTTTTAATAATATCAGCAGTAATTTCACCATCTGATGACATATCCTTCAAGCCTTCCATTCCAACACCTGTAGCATCAGCAATAGCTTGACCTAGTAGTGGAGCATTTTCCATGATTGAACGGAATTCATCACCCTGTAGTCGCCCTGAAGCCATCGCTTGTGTCAATTGGTACATACCTGCTTGTTTCTCTTGTGTCCCCGCTCCTGATACGCTAAATGATTTATTCATAAGCTCTGTAAAACGTAAAGCTTCATCATTGCTTGCAAAAGCATCTTTAGCTAATAGATTTAACTTAGCAACACTTGACGCTGTATCGTTATATGAACTTAAACTTCGTTGAGATGCCCTATAAATCTTGTCTTGCAACTCCTTCTGGGTCTGCAATCCATCGTTAATATTAGCTAACCGGGCATTAGTATTTGAATAATTATCCGAAGCTTGAGTAAATTTATTAAAACCATTAGAAATTCCTTGAATAGATAAGTACGCAGCTGTAAACCCCATAAGACTAGATATCAAGCTACGCACGCTACTGGTGGCTGAATTTGCGCTTTCTCGAACGCCATTCAGACTATTTCTTATTCTATTGCCCGAATTTTGACCCTCGTTGCCCGCTAACCTAGCACTTGATCTTAAACGTTCAAAAGATGCACTAGCACTTTCTATATCGCGCCTAGCTCTTTGTAAACTACGCATATCTCCTACTCTATTGGACGCTGTATGCATTTGTTCCATTGCTCTAACAGTGCTGTTCATTGCTTTCATCATCTTTTGAAGAGTACCTGTCATTTTATCTGTAAGTGACATTGTTGTGCGTACAGACAATTTAATCAGCCTCCTTCCTAGCCATAATAAAAAGCACTCAATAAGAGTGCTTAAAACATTTTTTGTATGAACAACTTATATATTTTTTCATTAACTTCAATCAAACTTTTCTTACCATCTACAAACTCAAGAACTAAAGTATGAGTGCCCTTATTTTTGGCTGATAAGCCTGCTAAAAGTCCAACTGGTCCTAACAATGCACCACCAACTAATCCCCTAGTAACACCACTTACAGCGCTTTTCCGATGTTCCTCTGTTATCAATTCGTATGATGCTACAGTTTCTTTATTTAAAGGGAACTTTTTTGTAAACCCTGTAAATAGAAAAACTTCTTCTTTACTAAAGAAACCTTGTTGGCCAATCATTATATTTTTTCCCTCATAGTCTCCTGCAAGTACTTTATTTTGAGCCATGTTTATCCCTCCTCATACACAAATATACATAACTTGGAGGGATTTCACTATACTGTATTGGCATATTCATACTATTTCCTAGCTGCTTCTGCCTCTTTTTCAAGTTCTATATCCAAACTGGCAATAATAAAGGCTTTTTCTTTACGATCCATATTTAAAAAGCTATTTGGCAGTATATTAAAACGATGAAGCGCGACGTGTGCATAAAATGCAAGACCATCACGCTCATCATCACTGCCCTGTATTAGTTTTTTGCTTCTTCTACTTCATCTTCCAAAGCATTATCTAAACCACTAATTTCAGAAACTTTTTCAGAGATTTGAGATGCCTCTCCAACCCAGAACATTGCACCAAACAATTGCTCAGCACCTTTTACTCCGTATGATTTTTGCAGCTCTGTATCGTTTAAATCCGGATGAACGATTGAAGCAACACTAATACCACGGTTATAAGCCACTGGATCAAATACACGTTCTTGTCGACCTTTCTTACCAGGCTTATTTTTAAAGCAACGATCATTGATTAAATCAGATTCCGCAGATGTTAATGGTCGTAATTTAATTGGTTCAGCAAATCTTTCTAATTTTAGCTCCACTGGTTCAGCTTGGCGTACATTTTCTTTCATGAATGCTTTAAAGTTACTCATATTTATAGGTTCCTCCTTATTGGATAACATTGAATTGGTTTAAGATTTCAAAATCGTCAAATGTGAATGGAAATTCGTCTTTTAATGTGTCAGCACTATCAGCGTCTAACATTGCTAGTAGTGTTTTATCAGGAACAATATTGCGAACGTCAACGGTTTGTTTACCGGCTGCACTTGTAATGTCCGCATTGATAATCGTTGCATCAAACATAGGTGATTTACCAGAACGTAAATAATCCATAGCCATTGCTCGAACCTCTGGTCGATGGTAGTACATCGTCATTTCACCTACACCTTTTGCTCCTACAATCTTTGAACCTTCCATACGAGCATTTAACCGCTTTACTTCAACTTTGTTGTATTCTACTTCTGCTTTAAATTTTAGAATTTCAGCTATTTCAAATGTTCGACCCTCAATATTAATAAACACCAAGCCCTCACGTGAGGACATGGCGTCTTTTGTTTGCATAACGTTTGCTGCCATTGAGTTTTACCCCCTTATTATTTGCACTCGACTCGCATATATAATTTTTCCATAGCATCATTGAATGTAATGCCCATCACGACAAATACTGCATCTTTTTCATCACCTTGTCCGATTACAATATCTTCTGGTAAATAATCACCAATAACACCTAATCTTTTATAAGGGTCAAGTACTGATTTCATGATCTGTTTCTTAAATAAATCTCGTCCGTTACCATCTTTATCGTTATCAACTTTCCCAATAAAGTATTTGCGGAAAATATGTCTTACATTGTTGTGGATGATATCCATACCACGGACTATTTTACCTTTACGAAAATCTTGGTTCTTCTCCTTTGTAAACGAACGGAAAGTATTAATGTCCTGCTCCACAACAACCTCATCATCGTTAAATGAATAGACAATATGGCCATCTAGTAACGCTTGAATAATTTCATCATTTGTCATTGTTTCGGCTTCGATTGCACCAGGATATTTAGCGTAAGTTAATGATTCCACTGTTGAGGATGCGAATGCCGCTCCAAACCAATATACAGCCTCTCGTGCAGTTAATACTTCTCCTCCATCAAGGGTTACACCATTTTTAATGGATACAGTACTTTCATGGTCTGCAGCATTATAATTATTTGTAACAAAAGTTACCCTCTTTCCAACCTGTTCACGAAACTCTTTTGATTTTAAAGACAATAAAGCTTTTGTAGTATTGTCATCAGTTCCGTAAGCAACAACCTTAAAATTTAATGTATCTAATGCAGAAGCAAACTCTGATAAAGATTCGTTTGTAGCTGCTACTGTAGTTCCACCAACCAACGTCAATGTAGCATCTCCTGTTGGTAAAGATCCGCTCAACATTACATAATCATTTGATTTTAATTCTCCGAAAGTTGACACCTTTTGAGAGTCAACTTGAATAGCATCAAAATATGTTTTTACTGTTGTAGAGCCATCTAACCCTACTGTTGCAATGACGTGAATCTTGTTACCGTCTGTACCACCATATTTCGCAGTTACAGTAAAACTTTCGGCAGTTGCCTTTGCTTTCTCGCCTAATCCATTTAAGTTGTAAAGAAAGATGTTACTAGTAGCTTTAAATGCCTCACGAACTGGTAAAATAGCGTCTAGTGATTTACCAAATAAAGCCCGAAATTTAGTGTTAGAAGAAAGTTTAATAAACTTCCCAACTTCTCCCCAATCGAACATTACAGGTATTACTAGAGCTCCATTTGAATCTAGCCCCATCGTATTTAAGCTATTAGTTTCAAAATTGATATACGCATCCGGCCGTGCTTTATTTTGTGTTTCCCACATGCCACCCATTAAGCTCCAACCCCTTTCTTTTTCCACTCATCGACCAATTTATCAGCTTCATTTTTAGTATAGGTTTTACCATCTTCAAGCACTACCTCATACTCTAAACGAGCTTTTGTGGAAGAAGCGGACTCTAAAAAAGCAACCTTAGAGAACTTTTTATTCTCCGGCTGCTTCTTCGTGTTCGTTTTGTTTGTCGTCTCTTGTGTCAAAATTAACGCCCTCCAATGTTCTCATTTTCACTTCTTCTAATATGTCGTGTAGACAAGCTTTGACTTGATATTTAATTACAAGCGTTTCATCTACTATTTCACCATCAATTTCATGTACGTGAAACCTGTCAGCGAGGTATTTAAAGTTGTTTTGCACGACTTCTAATACATTTAGGCATTCCTCGTCTATATCGTCTGTAGAAGGGAAATAAACCATGCTAAACGAATAGGTACGATTTGCTTGATACTTCATTCCTCGCTCTTGATGCACATTAAAAATACGTACTAAAAAAGCAGGTACTTTCAAGCCCTGCTTAATCGGTTTATCATAAACTTTCATTGATGGGAAAAGAGTACGTATTTGCATAATAGCAAGCGTCTTAATTCCCTCTGTTACATTACTCACCTAAGATACGCCTCCACTCCTTCTCAACTTCACGTTCCCACATCCGGGGTGCCAGTCTCTCCATTTCTTGTTCTGTCAGTTCTAACATAAACTGACCGTCAACAAAGCCTACTGTACGGCCTGCTATTACTATACGGTGGCCTTTCTCAACAAACAACGCATATTCTACATTGTTATAAATGACTATTTTATAAGTATCGCCTTGCTTTAAAATGTGATACTTCCAATTGTTCCGTAAATCTCCTGTATCAACTGGCGTGAGCATTTTAACCTTACGGATGGCTAATTGTGCAACTCTTTCAGCTACTTTCTTATGGATTTTACCCGAAGCAATAGTCAGTTCTTTCATCTTTTCTGCGAGTTGCTTTACTTCATCAAACTCAAAGGCCATTAAGCATATACCTTCTTTGTTAGTAATACTTCTTGATGGGTTACATATAAAAAAGGCTTTTTAGCGGATGTAAACTCCTCTGTAATAATTAGTATTTCACCATCAAAGAGCTGTACTGTTATTTCGTCGCCTGCTAAAATATCAACTTCTGATGAAAGAAATAACTTAGCATCATAAGTAATCTGATTTGCATCATCTTGTGCTGTATTGTTTAACGTCTGCATACCTACTGTCGATAATCGACAAGGGATTTTTTCGTGTTTAGTGACCCATTTCTGGGACGTTGAACCGTTTGGTTTTTCATATTCTTCATACCGCTTCACAATAGCCTCACGATCATATAAAAGTTCAACTGACTTCGTTGCTGTAGCCAATAACTTTCGGATGTCCATACTACCACCTCAATTTACGGAAGCGGTTAAGTTGAGATGTATAGTTAGCTAGAATAATCATTGTGGACTGCTCACTTGCTGTCGTGGTAGTCCCAAACTCCACACTCACATCTCCTTCTTTAACCGATTTCGCTACCATAGAATTTGAAGGTTCTTTATCCTTTATTTCTTGCGTCAAAACGTCTATTACCATGTTTGTATGAACAAATCTCAATTCGTTGGGTATGTCCTCACGGTTACAATAAGTTTTAATAGTTTGCGATACTTCTTCAACTTTGAAAAGTAATTCTTCATCAGGAACTTGTTCAATTGGTATTTTACTTCTTACCATGTTGAATACATTCAAGATCATACCTCCTATTCAGTAGGCGTGGTTTTTGTACTTCGTTTTTTAGGTGGCTCAATTTCACCTAAAATTTCAAAACGCGAGTGATTTGCATGTTCATTAAGCACCTCAAACTCATCCCCAACATTGTACTTCTCATTGTTGTAACGTACTGGGAAGCTGCCCTTTTTTACTCTAACTAAAGTTTTCAATTCGAGTCCTCCCTTATGCAATCGGTTGTGCTTGGAATACTTCATCTGCGACTGGGAAAGACGGAATAGCAGTCGCTACAGCTTTGGTCCAGGTACTCACTGGATCTACATTTTCTTCATAGACCATAGCTAAAACATTCCCGATCATATTCGTTTCAATTGATGGGTCACGTGTTAAACGTAATTCCTCAGCGGTTGGACCAAATAAAGTTTCACCTAATGAACCGTCAGGGAACATTACAAAGCAATTTTCTGGGAAATAACGATGTTGTGTATACTTTCCATTCTTTTCTTGCTTACGATATTTTGCATCATATACCGCGATAGTTGGTAACTCTAATTGAGTTAAAAATGCATTTAGATCATTACGTGAAGCAACACGACCAGAATCCTTTCCGAAAAGTGCAGAAATTACTTTTGGATGTGATAAAAGTGTTCCTAAGACTTTTGTTGATGTTAAAGCACGTGAAGGACGGGTAGCTAAGTTACTAACCCAGCGTTGCATATCAGCTATTGGGTCAGAATTGTCTTTATCTGTCCATAACGATGTGCCGGATAAAGTCTCTTGGTTTTCAGTAGGAACACCATAGTTAATAACAGCATCTAAACCATTTTCGTCTAAAGTTACTGTTCCTTTCGCTAATACTTCCATTCGCATTGCTTCTACACGTGCGTTTACCCCTGCAACCAATACATCAATATCGTTATAGACATTTTGCATTAAGTATTGTTTCTCAGCTTCGTCTCGTGGTTTTTCAAGTGCAATGATCTCTTTTTCCGTCAATTGCATTTTACGTTTAATTAATGCCGCTTCAAGAGCCTTTTTGCTGGCCTCACGGGAACCAATCTCCGCCTCAGTATCAAAAGCATGAACAGAAGCGATTACAGGTGTACGGCCTGCACCTTTAATAGAATCAAATTCTAATGTTGGTTTTTTGGTTTCTGGGAATAACGTTGCTCCTAATAAAGCGGGATACTCACGGTTTTGTAAGTAATTTAAAACTTCACGTTGATTAAATAATTCTAATACGTTTGGCATTGTTTATATCCTCTTTTCTGAATGTATTTTTTATCGATATTTAATCTCTTGCATAGCTGCTTTTGCTTCTGGTGTAGGAGCGGTTGGTAAACGTTCTGCAATAACATAGCCCTCAACAATAAGTGAACCTGCTTGCGAACCATTTGTTACATCCACATCGTGCAACAAGATACCTTTTGCAGTTGCATCATTTGCAGGGTAAACAGTGCCAGCGGGAACGATTTTTCGTCCATTCTCATCTGCCGTTACACCTGTTTGTTCCACTTGCGTTGTAAATGCTTGAAATCGTGAACTTGCTAAGAAATTAACTTGACTAACGTTTTGTTTTTTTGCGTACATATTAATTCTCCTTTCTTAATCCCAAGGTGTTTTTTCTGTGCTTTTTGATTGTTCATTGGCTTGTTGTGCAAATTGAGCACCTATAGAAATAGGTTTGTCACTCGATCTACCTTCACCTGGTTTAGTTCCCTTAGGTAGCGTTCTTTCCTCGGTTTCAGGCACAAATAAAAACGACTTCGATTCTTTTAAAGTCGTTAATTGTTCGTCAAGGCCACCTTTTACATTGCCTTGTTCATCTAATTCAATTTTTGATTTATCAAGTAAGCTTGATACAATATCTAAATCTTGTACCTTACCAGTTAGGGCAAGTTTAACCGCACTTGTTAAGCGCGTTTCCGCAAGCTCTGCCTCATATTGATCTTTAGCTGTTTTATTATCGTCTTGCAATTGTTGAATTTGTTGTAATAAAGCCTCGTTGCCTGCTGCTTTCGGTTTCAATTCCTCTAAATCTGTTTCGTACTTTGTGATGGTGTTCTTAGCTGTTTTAAGCTCTTGGATTTTATCATCCAATCGACTTTTGGGAACCATTTGACCAAAACCATCTAAAACCGATTGTGCCTGTTCCTCTGATAAGCCTAATGCTATTAATTGATCTTTATTCATGTCTATTTTCCTCCTAATTCGTTTTTTACGTGCAACGACACGTTAGGTATTAGACACTTGCTCTTTAACGTCTACAAGCGCAAAAAAAGACGATAAACTTATAGGACGTACTTCGTTTCCCATTCTTTATAGTTCATTTTCTTAATCCTACCGTTAGCAGAATTTCGTGTTTCATAAGCCATATACTCAGCTTCATCAAAAAATGGAATCGTCGTAGTTCTGCATCGCGCATGAAATGGAGGTGCATTAGTACCTGGCTTGTAATCCTTCACAAAGTAAATATTCATATCCTGCTCTTGGCAAATTTCAGATGTGCGATTGTCCAAAGTAGCAAGGATTTGATAACGTTCCAGATCCGCTTCAATGTATGAGTTATTAGCGGCAATGTTATGAAAGAAGTTAGCTTCTGTTCTTACCAGTGTCTCTGCTCTACTTAATACCACGTCAGTAGCTTTGCTGATTGCCCTTGATGTTTTACTAAGGGAGCGGCCTTGCATAAAAGCCTTTTCTAACTCCTTTCTAATCGTAACCATAGTTGCCGCTTCATGGCCCCAAATGCGCTTTGAAAACTCCTTACCTGACCAGTTATAGGTGAGTACTTCTTTCATAACGCTATCCGTTAACCTAGTGACAGGCTGATAAACAGCAGTGAATGTGGCAATGTCATATAAACCTTTATAATAAGAGTTTTCGTATACTTCTGTTAAACCTGTATACGTATAAGCCTGTAACCCTTTCGCACCACCATATAACTCAAGCATCTGCAATTGAATCTGTAAATGGAGCATCTCTAATCTAGAGATACGGGCACGATAGCCAATTGCCTCTAATATACGATCGTATTCTGGATTCCCTGACAAGGAAAGAGCTTTGTATTGCTGCAATGTAATATTACGAAAATCTTTTAACTCTTTGGCCGTTAAATACTTCTTAGCCTCTGTATAGGAAATCTTATTATCAATAGCATAACGAGAATAAAACACCTCAATCTGCTGTATGATGTTCACTTGTGCCATGCGTAGCTGTTCTTCCATACGAGCAAGGTACTTACTGGCAATAAGCTGTGATTCCAATTCACGTTGTGCAGCACGATTTTCCCAATACTTACTCATTGTCAGTCACTTCCGATTGAGACTGGCGCTGTTTCTCCAAAGCCTCTTGGTACTCATCTATCTCTTTCTGCTCTTCTTCTTTTTGTTTGGCTAACCTGTCTTCAACTTCTGGCGTGTACCATGGATGATTTTCACGGTTGGTTTGATCATCAATAATCCCTACTGACTTCTCGCACATTTCAACCGCTTCTACTTCATTAATAATAATGTCACGATTAAATACAAACTTAATTTTTTCATTTGTGAAATCACCTTGACCAACCATAACCAAGTAATGAGTAACAAACCACATCATATGTTCGATACTTGACTGCATTTCATTTTCTAAGATATTACAATCCATATCTAAATCACTGTAGCGGAATTTGAGTGCCACTCCTGATGCATTGCCCAGATTTTCATGTAATGTATCAACTCCACGCCCAAGCTCGTAAATGGCTCTACGAGTGCGTTCAAGTTCCTTCTCATTGGCTTCGGTCTGTATATCTGCTGTCAATTTGCCAACATCACCATTTTCATCTGTTTTGACCACACG